TGTAGTTTGTTTAATAAATCTAATAAGTCTTCTGGAAACCCATTTGGGAATGGAGAAATATCAGGAATTTTTAATGAAAAAGGCGTGCCGAAGCCTGGAATGGGTAATCCACTCGGCCCATCTGGTAATGGTATAGATACGTCGTTTGGCGAACAAGGCATTCAGTAGTTTCCTTTAACATATATATATCGAACTTATTTACCTTCGCCTGGTAATTTAGGCTCAATCGGACCAATAGAATCAGGATCCACATTAAGAGAAGCACAAACAGTGCCTAATACGGTTTTACCAGATAATTCTATTGCTTCATGTATCTTCTCAGCATCTACAGAAGATAAATCATAATATTTAATAATATTAGCTGCTACCTTCCATAAATCATTATAAATATCTTCATTTAATTGATCAGAAGAATATGTAGTAAATTCATCTTCTGGCATAGGAGTTAATACTCCCATTATACCAGAAGCTAATTGTTTCATATCTTGATCTTTAGCTTCTTCAGCCTGTGCAAGTAATTTGTTATAAATAACGGAATTCAAACGTTTCATAATACTCCTTAAATACTACCACCCAAAGTTTTCAAAACCATTCTTTGCTGTATAGTTAATGTTTCGCAATCTATCTCAATATTAGCGTCTGAACTAAGCTTCATATTACCCTTAGCATGAAGAGCCATATTTCCTGGAGTCATAATTGTAACTCCATTTTTATCACATCTAACCATATGAACATATCCACCATCAGTAAATACTCTTAAATCTAATACTGCACCAACACTACCATTATTTTCTTTAATAAATCTAGTATCTCCTACAACGCCAAATCCGCCAATTTGTATAAATACATCGCCATTCATAGAAACGGCAGCACTACGTTTTTGTAAATCGCGACCTATATTAGCTACTATACCGCCAGCAGTATCTAACCAAATAGATTGTCTATCTACTGTATTAGCTCCAATATTCATTTCAATAGATCCATCAAAATTAATAGAACCAGAACGGCCACCAGCATTAGCATTATTACCACTAACATTAATAGTTTTAGAAACGATATTAGTTAATACTGGTATTTGAGAAATATCTACAGTTATATTCTGACTAGTGCCAGCCTGATAATTTATGAAAGCATTATTTTGATGAGAATAACATGTCTGCAATAAATCATGATATACAGTACCATGCTTAATATGAGACTTAGTAATACGATCAATAGGTGCGCCATCAGCATTACCATCTTTTAATTGAATGGATCCTCGCTCGGTAGCATATGTAAACCCAGTATTTACTGGTGTGGCTACGGGTGCCGCAAATGAGTCTTGAAAAATATCCAAGTTATCATCTCTAAAAATTAACTTATTTGGATTCCCATTATCTTCTGGGCCAAATGTAGAATAATTTTCATATCTAACTAAAAGTGGTATGTTACCCTTTTCGCTGGAAGCTGGCACATTAATTTTGAATTGTCCTTCTTTATCAATATCAAAAAAGAAACGACCACGATTTCTAGAATAATCTTCATTAGAGTTAATATCGGGAAGATTAACTTGACCATTGTTTCCAGATAAATCTTTTCTTGCATTTATTTCAAAATGATAAGCAATACTCCTTCTTTCTATTTCCCTAATTTTAAGATAAGAGGCAGTCTTATCACTAGATTTATCAGCACTGATAGTATTCTGATCTTTTCCAACTGGTAAAGGGTTTCTATTTAAATCTAATATGTTTCCAAAAATATCAACAGTAGTTCCTTTAACTGTTTCCATTAAATAATTTGGTGCAGCAAGAGTTAAACTAAGAGTATCTGAACGACTAGTCCTTCTATTTGGAAACGAAAAACTACCTAGTGAAGGTGGATTATTACTATATAATAGTGATTCATTAAATTCATCTGTTACACCTGTAGCATACTGAAACTCATAAACAAGTTCTCTATTTTCTGCAAATGGAGGATTCTTATTAGATCCTCCAGATACTACGTTGGCAGTAACAGAAGGGTCAAGACCAATAATATAAAGTTTAGAATCATAATTATCACTTTCAAGTTTAGATTCTTGAGAAAAATTAATATTTGGTCTTAAATCTCTTTTTATTAAACCATCAACTGAACGAGTCGCTTGCGTAAAATGATTTTCATTATATAAATTAGTAGTAATTAAATTGCTTGCAGTATTAATATGAATTTTATTATTATTAGATCCTAATGAAATATCATTTTTCAAATTAAGAGTTAATTTTGTATCATCATTACTACGAATTAGTAATTCTCCAATTGTAAGATTGGGAACAAAGCTTAAATTTTCTGCTAAAAATGAAACGAAATAATATTGGCCACCACTGCCTTGAGAAACAACAACTGGCGTGTTAATTTGTGGCATAGTACCAATAAATAAACCATTATTATAAAATAATGCATATGGAGCTGGTACATCAATTGGTTGCGATGTATTTCCTTTAACAGATGGAACGTTGTTTAATTTTACTTTTATAATTCCTTTGGATGGATCATAGGCAACGATCGTTCCACGTCTTAAAAGTCCAACTTCCTCATCAAATGTATTAGTGTTTGCCATACTTAAGATCCCGTCACAGTTTGATTTGCAATATTTTCAAATTTAATCCAGCAATCCACTACATTTTTAAACAAAGCAATTCTAATTACATCCGCCTGTGTTCCAGTAGAACTCATATTTTGTTCTTTCACAATATTTCTAGATGCATCAAGAGCCTTTTGAGATGGAGATCTTCTATCATTTTCATCATCCATATTAATAAGAACTACTTCTACGAACTTGCTATCAAAAGCAGGATTAGTAAAAGACTGACCAATAGCATAAGATTGCTTTGGTCCAGAATCTGGTGATGTTAATACATCTATCACACTATTAGCAAAAGTTTGTAAATCTGCATCTATTGGATTATTATCATCATGATAAATTCTTAATTCCACTTTAGCAAGAACAGCACTATTACTATTATCATTTTCATTTAATCTGGCAGCAGCTATATACAATATATTATTAATAGTTTGAGTGTTAAATGAAGAGTAGTTATTAATTTTTTCACCTTCTTGACCAGTATTGAATACTGATGATGATACGTTAGATTTAAGTACAGCTCCTAAATTAGATTCATTTCCAGAATTAGATTGCCTTTGAATTGCATATCCAGCAATATCACGATTATTAAATATCATTTTACCGATAATATCTAATGTAGTAGGAATATATTCTCCAGGAGTATGCCCATAAGCCAATTCTAAAGTGGTAGTAAATGAATTGCCTACAGTAACACTATGTCTAACTGCTGTTGTATAAAATAACATACCACGATCTTCTAAAAAGATAACTTCACCTGGTTGCATAAATTCATTACCAGAAATAGTAAGTGTTCCTCTTAAAATATTCTTACGAGCACGACTCAAAATCATAGAGGCATATGGTGCGCATTGAGATGCAGGATCACTTAGAAATGGCACATTAATTGGAGATTGAACTCTTAATCCAAACTGTCTCCATAAGTCATAATCAACAGCTACTGCACTAGTTAAACCATTACCACCTTGTGGAAAACTATTTAAACCAGTTGGCAATCCTTCTGGATTAAAATTATTAAGAGTTCCTTGAACCTCTACCATAGTAAAATCTGGTGGGGCTTGATAAATTTGTAAACTTCTGATCTGTGCTCTCTTAATAACATATCTAGATCCAGAACCTGGACCATAGTCATCATAACTTTCATCCTCAATCATATGTTCATAAACTTCAGGAATATTTTGATTACCAAAATTTACAGAAGCTAATAACTTATTAGATACATTAGGGTCATCATCTAATGATTTAAATTCTACAGAATTTTTAATAGCATTATAAAAAAGCTTTAATGCTCTTTGTCTTTCCGTAATTTGTTTGGATAAATCTTTTGTTACTTTAAATACATCAACATTAACATTTTCTGGCAATTCTACAGCAAAATTTGCGTCATCATTAGCTGTCAAAAAATAATCCTTATTAATTTTTTGACCGGTTTTTGATTGAATTCTTTTAATAAGAGTATCGATAGTAGGATTAATTTGAAACTGTAAATTATTTAGAACAGAAGTTCCATTTAATTGCAAGGCTTGTTCTTGTAATGATTTTCTTATTATGGTATATCTACGAGTATTAGAGAAAATATCTTTATTAGAAGTAGATTGATTTTTTATACTATCAAATAATTGAATAGATTGATTTTGAGAGGCATCTCTTTGATCAAAATTAGCGGCTTGTAAAATTCCAGGGATATCACTAATAAGCCCACTATCTCCATCAGAAATAAATGCAAATGAATCTCCAGTAGCTTCAGTAGCACTATTGCTAGAAATAATAAAACTTTGAGCAGAATCATCATCTACATAGCCCAATACTGCACAATTCAATCTAATTTGATCTTCTGATACTTCTATCTTTTCTCTTAAAGTATTTATTTGAGAATTAAACAAATCATCTAAAAACTTTGGAAATACTTGCACTTTTAAAGCTTGTTTCAAATACATCATACGATAAAATACAGAACTTGGCATTTTATTATATTGCGGAGGTCTTACACGAATATGACCTTGTGTATCACAAAACACTTCTAAATTAAGTAATTCGGCTGCCAATGTAATTCTATCTTTAACAGAATTGAATTCATTATTGTATAGTGATAAGCCATCAGTTAGCGCTTGATTATAAGCAGCAATATCAAAATCTTTATCATAATAATCATCTACAATAAAAAGATTTTTATCATCATTGGCCCTAACATTATAAGACATACGACGAGTTAAATAATTTACCTGTCTTCTAATTTGCCTTCTTGATTTATCAGAGTAAGCACTATTAGTTCCAGTAGTAGATTGTGTAAATTGATCAGAATCAAATGAAGTGTCTGCTCCAACTGTCGTATAAAATGATTGGTCTTCTTGATCCAAAGTATATACATTAGAATTTATTTGTTGAGCTAATACGTGCTGCTCTGATTGTAATTTAAGATATTCAGCACTAAATCTAGACGAATCATATTTAGAAAAAATATTGGTGGCCCCAAATAATTGAGCTTTTCTATTTAAATCTTTTAATTTATCAATTTGACTATCTAGTTCTGTATTTTTTTGTACAATCCTAAATTGTCCTTGTAATGCTTTAGCAAAGGACTGTTCATCAACAACTAAACTCTTAAAAGGAATAAAATTGCCCCATAAAGTATTGTTCAATGTTAAATCTTTACTTAACGCAGTAGTAAAAGAATGCATTGAATCTTGAAAACTTTGAGGATCTTTTCCAAATCCATATAAGTTAGCAGTAGTTTTCCAGTACGTAGCAAAATTATATGGTTGACCAGTAATAAGTAATGAGATAACATTCATTACATCTTGTCCTGCAAATGGATCTTTATATGTATTAGCATTGCCAACTTTATCTGGAGCATTAATATCTATAGAACTTCCAAATTGTACGAATACTCCAATACCTTCTTTCCATTTATAAACTAAGCCATCAGGAGCATAAAATACCCTAGTAGTTAATCCGGAAATTGGATCTATACTTCTATCTTGAATATAATTTTCTGATGTTACCGGCTGCCCTGCAGCCGGACCTAATTTAAATTTAACCAAGGCTTTTTGTTGACCATCTCCTAATAAATACTTATTCTCATTTAGTAGCTCTGGAGTATTATCTTTAGCATTACTAGTGATAGTATCAAAGCTTGTTTTAAATGGAGTTAATGGGTCATAAATTACACCATTAAATGAATCTACACTGGGTTTAAAATTAACTTTACCCATTTCAAAATATGCAGAGTTGTCACGCCCAGAAACATCAACAGTAAATTTACCATCAGACCAATTATCTGTAGCACGGTCTACTAGGCCACCAAAAATATGAGTGCCTTCTTTTTCAGTTATAAATTGACTTCTAATCAAGCTCCATAAAAATGTAGGAAACTCTGCTCCAACAAAAGCGCTTTTTTCTGCAGCCATATCAATGTTAGCTGGACTAAATAATGAACTCTTAAAATCTACAATTGTTTTATTCAAATTTTGAAGAATACCGTTTCCAGTAAACATGTTATTTAATCCGGATAACAATTTAGTATCATACCTACTTTTAGTATTTATATAAATGTGAACGGCATCCATAGGCTGAATAATTAATTGTCCAGAAAAAGCAAATCTTAATTTTCTTCTAGCATAATTTGTTTCATCATTAGTAGTTTGAAATGCATTTCTTGAATTAGCATCTAATGCCATCTTCTGAAAAATAGCAGAAACTAATTTATTAAAAACTCCAACCTCTGAATCTGGAAATAAGGCCCTAATATTATCATCTGGCCCAATAGTTGGGTGCCTTCCAGGATCTAATCCATCATAACCAGCAATTTCACCATTAAGTAAATATTCTGGAGCTACTTTAACAGATGTTCCACCTCCACCCAAACCAGGAAATCCGGTACCACCAGAAGAGTCATAAATGAATTTTAATTCTACACCTTGACGATCAATAATGGCTGTAACTCTTTTTCCTAACAAAGTATCAGGCGCTATCTTAAATGATATTGGGCTGGCATTTCTAGAGCCTCTTAATTGATTTAATCTATTCTGATTATCATTAATTACTTGCTCTGCTGCTTGCTGACCAAATTGAAATGATTTATGATTATAAAAAGAATTTGTTGCATCACTTAATGCTCTTTCTATATCATACTCGGTAATAAGCATAGACTCATAAGGATCCACTATATTTAAACTAAAATTACCAGGACTTTTAATATCGTTAGTTACACTGGTTTGTAAATTAGTAAAATTTGTTATTTCAATAACGCCTGTTCCTTGACCAATAGTAGATTGAAATAAATTAGTAGTATCAGTTATCCATGTTGTATTTTGATTAGGAGTATTATAAGCATATATTTTTCTTAGCCTATCAACTACTTTAGTGAAATTACTTACATCTTTTGTTTGAGCAAATGGATCGCTTTTAGCAAAGGTTCCAAAAAAATCACTATCAGAACCACTATTGGCTTGATCTGTTAAAGTAATAATAATTGGAACTAATTGATTATCAATATTTCCTACAGCTGCACTAATTTTTTGTATTTTAGATAATTTTTCTAAAGCCGCATTTTGACGGCATTTATTTTGAAATAAAATACGCATAGCTTTATAATAAAGCTTTTCGTCTTTATCCATAAAATCTGGTCTAAAATTTTCAGCAATAGAGCTGAACATTCTTTTTTTAAAAAGAACGGATCCACTAGGCTCTTGCATTAATATTTCTAATTGTTTCGGATCTGTATTATAAGGATCTTTACGCAGATAACCTTCTTCTACATATTTTCTTTGAGAAGATTGATCGAATTTTGATGCAAAATCGCCCAATTTACCATACTTGACATTTTGTCCATCAATTACGGCATTCAAAGAAGTATCAGAATTTTCTCCCAATGAAAATTGAGAATTAATCTGATCTGAAAGTTGTGCTAAAAATCCAGTCATAATATTTTACCTATTTAACCAGTACTAACATGTCCGCTAAATGCATTTGGAGAAGTATATTGGCTAGGACCATCTGTAGCTGATCTCTCCCAACCAAATCTATTTACTCTATATCCTCTTCTTTGAGTTGCAACGAAAGTCATTTGATATTGCATTAAAAAATTATCTGCTGACTCATTTACAGTCATATTTTCAAAATATCCTCTATATACCCAACCATTATAGTACATTTCAACTGTAAATGCTAATTGAGCTAATGATGGTATATTTTTTGCTGATAATGTATTATTAGGAGAATCTAATCCTAATATACCTCCTAAAAATCCGGCCCCACCAGCGGCTGCTGCTGCACTATTAGTTCCGCCAAACAAACTACTGACACCTTTGCCTAAAGCTCCACCAATACCATTTACTAAATTGTTTGCAACGTCTGCCGCAGCATTATTAGCAGCTAAGGTTAAGCCCACTCCGTCAAAAGCGTATTGCTCTGCTCTATAAATTTCATAAAGAACATTTATGCCCTCCACGCCAGAGCTGCCTGTCGTACCACTAATATTAATTACGTCTAATTCTTCTCCCCAATATTGTAATGTGTATCCACCCTTGGTTCTATCTTTACTAATTAATTTTTTATGATTATATTGTATGCTAGAAGGATTAACGTACATTCTAACAACACCAAATTCAGGAACGAACCACGTAATAATATTTCTTTTTAATTGTGAGTCTTTATTGCTTTGCACCTTGCTAGAAGGTAATCCAGTACCATCAGCTGAAAAAGTAGATGGAAGTAAAAAGCCATCTGATTTAAAAGCATTAGTTTGATTAGTTGATAATGGACTATTATTATTAATAGCGTCTTGTATTTTATTAACACCAGTTGTTAAATCATTTAGTAAAGTCATTATAGTTCCTTGTTAAGTACGTCTTGCTGGTGGAGAGATTGCGGATACTTGTGAACCACCTTCAATCTCTTGCTTACATCTTATACAATATCCTGTCACATTAACATCAATACTTCCTAACTTACCTCCAGTAAGTGGAGATTGATTTACATTCATTTTATCAGCCGGACCTTCTGCGCTAGGTCCTGATTGAGTACCTAATCCTAAACCTGGTGTTGAAGTTAATGTATTAACAGTATCTCCTAATTGAGATCCGGCAGAATTACTAGCACGATAAGCTTCTTGTCTAAGAGGATTTGCTGCATTATCTAAATCACCAGC